CAAATCGCAAAGGGAAGTACTAAATTTACATTACCTACTCTCAAGAGAATCTACAGTTATTTATCTAGAGCAGAAACATATTACGACTCTAGCAACTCAGAAGCTTGCGGAACCATTTCTTATTTACTATGGGGAGGCAAAAGTATGCTAACTTGGGTTACTTCTAAACTCAAAGGACTAAACGCAATAGAAGCTTCTGCAACAATTATAGACGGAAGAGCTGCATATTCCACACAGGAAGAGGCAGAAGAAGCAGCTAAAGATATAGGGTGTGAAGGATATCACACCCACGATTACGAAGGCGATACTTGGTATATGCCTTGCGAGAAACACAAGTCTAGCAAGTAATGGCAACAACTAAAAACACATCATATAAAGTTCACGTCCATCATACAGATCAATCTGAGGTGGATAATGTGAATATTGAGAATGGTGCAATGCTGCATACTACTGATGCGCTCTATATGGGCCATAATGGGTCTAATGTAGTGGTGTATCCTCAAGGAGGAGCCACGCAATTAGGGTGGGCTAGGTATGATGACACAATATATACATCTTCCAATAAGTTGTCATTAACTCAAGACGCGGAAGTCGTTGTTCCTAATAATGCTGGTAACATAGTTAGGAGTCATTCAAGCATCGCTTTCTATGACTCTTCAACGCAAAAGATATTAGGGGTGAACGAAAATGACGTATACATATTTACTCTAGCATTTAAAGCATCAGCACCAAACGCAAATCAAACTTACTTAGAATATAACCTTGAGGGGTCTGGTCAGATATCAAGAGTGTCTGGAACTTTAGCGTTTCCCAAAGGGAATAATGTCGAGCATCAAGAAAGTATGGTGATGCAATATTACACAGATTCTACATTCGTGCAAGACGGTGTGCAACTAAAGATAACATCAATAGGAAACGGATCTTCTGTTTGGGATATTATATACTTCATACAAAGAACACAAAACGGTAGTTTAAGCTAATGAGAAGCAAAAGAGGAAGTTATTCAAGTCCTAGGGGATCAAGAAGAGCGTGCTTATGTAAAGATGGAGCAACGTATTCAAGAAAATGTTGTGATGGTGAGTTAATCAACCAAGGTATTGGAAGTATATATGCTCCCTCTTTAGGTTGTCAGAACTTAACCTTAAGTGGTTTTGCTGTATCAACAGATGGCACGATTACTTTACCCACTATAGATATAGGGACTATAACGGCTACAACGCCAGCTTCTTTTGCTGCCGTTGATACTTCTACAGAACGGACTTTAACTGTTTCTATATTGGTTCCTGGTGACTATAGTAATGCTGAAAAAACTATAGAATGTACAACCACAGCCACTCAACCAGCTACGCCTACGCTTTCTTGTAGCGATATAACTTTATCTGGATTTGCAGTAGCTCAAAACGGAACGGTTACGCTTCCTACTGCGGACATAGGCACAATATCTAGTACAAGCCCAGCTTCGTTTGCAATAGTAAATGTGAGTACCGTAAGAACTCTAAACGTAGATATTACAGTTCCTTCTGGGTACTTCAACGCAGGAGCCACACTTAATTGTACCACAACGGCCACGCAGCCGTTGACTCCTACCTTAGCGTGTTCAGACATAACTATAAGTGGATTTGCTGTAGATGAAAACGGAGCAATAACATTGCCTACTTTAGATATAGGAACTATTTCATCAAGTAGTCCGGCATCTTATGCTACCGTGTCTACAGACACAGTTAGGACACTAAACCTAGATATTACTGTACCAGCAGGTTATTTTAATGTGGGAAGTACATTAGCTTGTACGACCACAGCAACTCAACCTCCTTATAATGTTCTTGATTGTAGTGAGATTACCATCTCAGGATTTAGTGTTTATGCAAGTGGTAATTATGTAACACCAACTGTAGATATAGGAACAATCAGTGGCACATCACCTTCTAGCTTTAGTAATGTCACATCAGAGACCAATAGGACTCTGACGGTGAATATAACAGTACCTTCTGGATATACTAATGCTGGAGCAACTTTGTCTTGTACGGTTGTAGCAACACAACAACCTGCATTTTATTTTAGTCAGATAACTCCAGCGGCTGGAAACTACATTTCTGTAGAACCTATAGTAAACACAAGTTCTAACACCTATGCATTTAGTATATATGGCAATGATCCTGAAACTAGCAGGCTTAATGCTGTAGCGTTGTCTAATCAACTAGGAACAGAAATAAGAGGCCAAACAACTACTCCAGGAAGCACTTTTGCTTTTAGGGACACAAGAGTTTCATTCTATAGTCCTTCTGACAGTCTAATAGTTAAGTTTGAAACAGACAGCGGAATAAACAATACATTCAGTTATGTTACTCCGGATACTTTAGGAACAGTTCCCGCAAGTCCTTATGGAGGTAATGCATCAAGCTGGACAAGCTATAAAATGGTATTCAGCGCAGTTACTAGCGTATCGGGTAGCGCGGTAAATAACCCTGCTCACGAGGAGATAATAAACAATGGTAGTGACCAAGGTTATTACTGGGTCATAGAGGACTTAAGCTAAAAATACAACAAGAGTATTTAAATTTGGTAATATTAATATATTTTAAACTATGAAAGCGACAGAAATTGTAGAAAAACTAAAAGAGGTTCTTCTCGGTTCTCAAGAGATTGAGGATCAAGAAGTGGCCCAAGAGGAGCTTTCCGCTGCTGAAGAGGCGGTAGAGAAAGTAGACGAAACCCCACAAGGGGAGGAAGTTGTATTATCTGAAGGTGATCAACTAGAAGAAGAACAAGCTGTAGAAGCTGAGGAAGAATCTACAGAATCTTCTTACGTCTCTAAAGAAGAATTTGCTGAACTTAAAGCTATGGTGGAAAGCCTAATGGATGAAGTAAAAGCTAGTTCTGAAAAGTATAACAGCGAGGTTCCCAAAGAGGAATTAGCTGCTGTAGAGGCTGAGGTTGAGCCTATGGTTCACAGCCCAGAAGCAAAGCCAGAAGTAGAAATGAATCTTTTTGCTCAAAGAAGAACTCAGACTACCCTGGATCGAGTATTGAACAATATGAGCAAATTTAATAAATAAACACAAAAATGGCAACAACTACATCAATTACTACTACTTATGCTGGTGAGTTTGCAGGGAAGTATATCTCTGCTGCTTTACTAAGCGGATCTACTCTTTCAAAAGAGTTGATCACGATCAAGCCTAATGTAAAGTACAAAGAAGTAATGAAGAAAGTGGCTACTAACGATATCGTTAAAAATGGCACTTGCGACTTTACTGCTACATCTACTTTAACATTGACTGAAAGAGTTCTTCAACCAGAAGAATTTCAAGTTAACCTACAACTTTGTAAGAAGGATTTTGTGTCCGATTGGGAAGCAATTTCTATGGGATATTCAGCTTATTCTGATCTTCCTGCTAGCTTCTCTGATTTCTTACTTGCACACGTTTCTTCTAAAGTAGCTCAAAGAATCGAAACTAATATCTGGTCTGGTACTAACGCTACCGAAGGTCAATTTGACGGATTCGAAACTACTCTAGGTGCTGACGGTGACGTTAATGACGTAACTGCTACAACTGTTACTTCTTCTAACGTAATTGCTCAAATCGGAGCTGTAGTAGATGCTATTCCTTCTACTGTTTACGGTGCTGAAGACTTAACTATCTATGCTGCTCCTAATATCTACAGAGCTTATGTACGCAGCTTGGGAGGTTTTGCAACTAACGTTGGAGCTGCTGGTACAGACGCTAAAGGAACTCAGTGGTTCAACGGAGGTGCTTTGACTTTTGATGGCATCAACGTAGAGCTTGCAAGTGGAATGGCTAGCGATACAATGGTAGCTGCTGAGAAGTCAAACTTGTTCTTTGGAACTGGTTTATTGTCTGACACTAACGAAGTAAAAGTCATTGATATGGCTGACATCGATGGAAGTCAGAATGTGAGAGTCGTTGTCAGATTTACTGCTGGAATCCAGCACGCCATTGGCGGAGACATCGTATTGTACGCATAAGAATAATTGTTTAATATAAGAGGGTAGGTGAGCCTTGAGCCTGCCTACCCTTTTTTAATACTATAAAAATATGGCTTGTGATTTAACCGGGGGAAGGAAAAAACCGTGTAAAAATGCTGTAGGTGGCGTAGTAAAAGTGCATTTTGTTGATTTTGGCGATCTAGGGACGATTCCATTGGGATCTGATGATGAGATTGCAGATATCCCTAATGCCCCAGGTAACGCTTTTAACTACAGTACTTATGACGTAAAGGGTAATTCTTCTCTTGAATCAAATATAAATAGCTCAATCGAGAATGGAACGACATTCTTTGAGCAAGTAGTGAACCTTACTCTTCATAAGATGACTAAGGAGGACAACAAAGAGCTTAAGCTTATGACTTACGGAAGACCTCACGTTTTCGTACAGACATTCGACAATAAGCTTCTATTGGTTGGAAGAGAGCACGGAGCGGAAGTTACTGGAGGTACTGCCGTTACCGGGACAGCGATGGGAGATCTAAATGGATATACGTTGACTTTAACAGCCAACGAAACAACTCTGCCTAATTTTGTAGACGGAGCAACTGATGCAGACCCCTTTGCAGGGATGTCTACGCCTACTGCTACTGAAACTACTCAGAGAGATCCAGCATAGGTTTTTACCTGATGATAAGGAGGGGCCTATATGGCCCCTTTTTTTATATAAAACAGCGAAGCCTTTTTTTAGTTATATTAGTATGATAAGACTACTTCCGAATACGGATGCTCAAACAATAAAAGTTTTGCCTAGGGTTAACACAGCTCAGACTGGGTTGTCCCTTAAGATAACAGAAGATGGCACCAACAAGTCAGAGACTTTGACTGGTTTATCGTCTACCGTTAATGGTAACTTTATTGACCTAGATTGCACCTTCAGTATTTTATCAGATAACAGTATTTACAATTACGAGATTTTCGATGGGTCAACCCTATTGTTTAGAGATAAAGCTTATTGCACCGACTCTTATTTATCAAACTCAGTATATACTATAAATGACGGGAAGTACACGGAAAGCGATTCTGGTGACAGTAGTCAACAATATATAATGGTATGAAGAATGTAAAAGTAGTAAATCTAACCGGGTACGAAGTGCCTAAAATAGTCGAGAAGAGCAGAAATGCTTATGTCGAGTATG